CCTCCACCGCCTCCTCCACCACCACGGAGAATGCCACCACCACCCCCGCCTCCACAGGTTAATATTTCATAGAACTTAGCTCCAGATACTTTGGAAAAAGCTCCATCACTATTAACTGCTGAACGAGTAGTAGTACCATTAATAGACCTAGAAAAGTCTTGGTTATCACCATATAATCTTCTTACAACCATGAAAGCTCCTTAATGCTATTCTGTTATTTCAACACCAAAGGCATTGAAAGATACATCTGCATCAGATGCGTATACTGATAATACATCAGTTGCTCCCAAAGTTATTCCCAATGTAAGCGTAACTGTGTCATTAGCAGCTATTGTTGCATCGTAAACAAGATAGTGCTTATCAACTATACTAGCTCCTGCACCTCTTACAGCTATTCTGTAAGTAGATGAACCTCCACCATGTTCATTTACGACTATTGATGAAACAATAGCCGCCTTGCCTGAACCTGGAGGACCATATAGGGTAGTCAGAGAAGCATTTGCTTCTGTCTGCCCTAATAACTTGTATGCGTATGTTGCCATATTATTCTCCTAGCTTATTGTCTTTTCCCCAAATGCTCCCATTAATAGAGGTGCTACTCCATCACTTTCGGCATTAAATCTTATAAGACCTACACCTGATAATAGCAGAATTTGAAGTCCTTCTTCCATTCCTACAGAAACAGGTGTACTAGCACCGAACCCTGAAACTTGATAACCGAAAGATATAGGACCTGACATTATGCCTCGTGTACATCATCTACTGTATAGAATAATTTTATTCCTATAAGTCTTACATCACCTGTTTGGGTATCTCCTGAAACATCTCTTGTAACTCTAAAGTAAACTAAATCATTTGCAGCAGGCGAACCTTGTATAGTAATAGCTTCACTCTCTGCTGATACCATTATGTCATTTGAAGTACCACTATGTGCTAAAGCTGTATGCTCTCCAGGAGCAGAGAAGTCAGTCCCACCAATAGCGTCATCACTTGTTTTAGCTAGACCTTCTAATGCGAACTGTACTGTTCCTGTATTAGTTCCTGTAACTGTCCAGAAAGACCTGAATGTTACAGTACTTTCATTCCAATATGAAGGCATTGCTATAGAGAACTGTGCGTATGAATCAGCACCATCTGCGAAATCTAAAACTTTTAATTCTGGTTCATTTTCAGCTATCTCTACTTGCTTCAATGCTGAACAGCCATTTGTACTTGAAGGGTACATAGCTGCAGCAGGTATCCATATTGATTGTTTACCTATTGCATCATTAGTGAATGTTAAATCGTATGGGTCACCATCTGTTCCGTTATCTGTATCAGTCCAGTTTGTAGTAATACCTGAACCAATAAACTTAACTTCTCTTGCTGTATATACTCCTGATGCAACAGCTGGAGCAATACTTACTTCATCACCACTGTCATCTTCTAATACAAAACCTTGTTGAACAGCATCATGTGCTTCTTCTATATGTTGTTTAACTACAGCTAATCTTACTGTTGTTCCTGAATCATGTGTTGGTGCAGTAGCAGCATCTCCTGCTGTTCCATGGTCACCATCTACATCTCTCGTAACTGTAGCTGCAGCATGAGCTGTTCCTGATGACCAAAGGACTATCTCTCTATTGCTGTCGTTATCTGGGTCTATTACAAAATATGCAGGAGCATCTACTCCTGGGTCAACTGCTAAGTTCATAGACGTACCACCTGCTGCTAATTGTGCAGCTAATGTGGATTCATATGCGTTAACTAAGTTTGTTTCTCTTGCTACCATTTTATTTTATTATACCTCTTTTATCCATATCTCATAATACTATATGCATTTATTCCTGGAGCATTACCTGAAGTAACTGTACCATAAATTCCCTGCCTTGTCCCACGAATTGTAATTATAGCATACCTTGTAACACTACCAAAATTAGGATTACCTTGTATAGGATATTGTATTTTTTCTACAACTCCTCTTATTACTTCAGCAGGGTCATAAATTTCTAATACTACTGGTGTACCTTCTTTAGCTTTTAATGATTGATATATTGTTTCTCCTAAATTCTTTACAGTAAAAGGTTTTCTAAATGGTCTTTCTACTCTATCACTAAGATTAACTGGTATCTGTACAAGTACTAACTCTGGTCTTGCTAATGCACGATAAGCTATAGCGTTTACTTCTGGTGCAGTAGTAGAACCTTGAGACTTAAGTACAACCTTCATAGCACCATATCTGGATATTTTATTTGTTATCTGTGTTTCTGCAGTTCCTGTACCTGATTGTGCATGAATAACTTTATCCCAACTTGAATGAGTTGAGGAAGTTATACCTGCTATGTCATCTGATACATGTAATTCTACTGTATGTCCTGATGCTATATCTGGTGTTTCTATTTGAGCTTCTACCCATTGTTTTCTCTCAGCAGTAAAGAAATCTGCGTTAGCTGTTATAAGATAACCTTCAGTTTCGTAGTTAGATGTTTCTTGCCATACACCACTACCTTGAACTGTAGCTAAGAATTTGCCATCCATTTCTCCAATTCCTTTAACAATATTGCCAGCACCAAGTTTCAAGTCTCTAGCTATACCTGCAGTAGGAAGATAATATCTCCATAAATAAGAATTATCAGCTGTTTCCTTTATACCTGTATAGACAGAATCTCTTGTTGAATACAATCTGTAAGGACTAGCATCAATAGATGCTATATTCCATTCTTTAATTAATTGTTGATTACCAAGAACATAGAGGTCATCAGCTACCACTATATCGGCACTATATAACCTACCAACAACTTTACTATCGGTCTGTGACACTTTTGTACCATAAAATATTTTTCCCTGTGTTTCAGTAATACAAGTAGCTACTTCACCTTTTAGTTCTGTAGTACCTTTTGCTGTGAATGTTCCTGCTATATCTTTGATAGAGTATATCCTTCCATCACTAGCAACGGCTAAGATAACTGCACCTGCATCAACTACATCAGTCCAACTTTGTCCTGAAGGTAATGTCTCTATAGCAGAACCTACAGTTGTAGCTCCATCATATTGATGTAATGTTGTACCAGCAGATACAAGCATTAATCCTTTAACAGACCAAATACCATCATAAATAGCTGCTGACATCTTTTGTGTAGATACTGGTGTTGTTACATTAGTTAATTGTTCTATCTCTCCTGCTGAACCATTGTTAGCAGCAACATAGAGTAAATCTCCATGTGCAGTCATACCTTTAATGTTATAACCTGCAGTTAGATTAGTTGATATTGTAGTCCAAGTATCTCCTCCATCTGTTGACCTATATAAAGTAGTATCATCTGATACATAAATATTTGTTTCAACAATAGCCATAGCATTATCTCCATCAGAAGAACTTAATGCTTGTTCTAACTCTGTTTGAAATAACATCTTTAAGCTATACGGAGTTCCCTTATTCTGAGTAAATACATCTACCCCACTACTATCCCAAAATCTTGTAGTATCATTCTCACTCATACCTCTTTTATGAGCCATATCTAAATTACTACCACCAGAGAAATTATTTCTTGAATATATACGACCTATGTTTCTAGTAAAGTCTTCAGGATTTTGATTTACATTTATATCTTGTGTCTGTACATCAGATGATTCTATTTGCATTGGAGCTTCATTACTTATAGCAGCTCTATATAGTTGATTATCTATTCTGAAGTCATACCCTTTTCTTTTAGGGTCATTTACCTCTGCTTGTGTAGCTAGTCTTACCATTAGCTAGGATATGTTATTTGATTAAGAGCTACTGGCTCTGGATATCTAGCCTTCAAATCTTTCTTTGCTTGGTCTAATAATGTTTGTTGATAAGAAAGTAGCCCATTTCTTATATTTGATGAAGCACCTACAGGATAACTGCCAATAGCTAACTGGTCTGTTATAAAATCTGCAGTAGCTGCAGGTATATCTCTACCAGATAACATCTGTGCAGCAGCACCAGCCATAATAATAGGTTCCCATTCGTCTTGTAAACCTATAGTTGTTAATGTATCTGTCTCTGCTGTAGGTTGTATAAACTTCTTTTTGAATGTTACATAGACTGTATGTCCTGCAGCTATACCTGAAAACTGTAAAGCATGTACTACATCTGGTCCTGTTGTATAAGTTATTGTTCTCTCTGTACTTGTTGAGTCTGTATACGTAAATGGATTAGGTAAATCAATCATTTCTACAGCAACACCTTTGAAAGTTAAACCTGTTTGGTCTGAACCAGCAGACCAATCTGTATATTGAGATAAAGCTTTTATAGGTGCTACTAAATAGTTATTAGTACCTGGAGAATCATATGTTCCTAGTAATGTATAGCCAGTACCACTAGTACTTTCTACAGTTTCTACTGCATAAAGTGATGGATAAAGATTTGCTATTTGGTCACAAACTGCATCGAATACAGCTTTACGTGTAAAAGCAGGTGCTATTTTGATTAACTTACCAGCTACATGTTCTACTGCTGTAGTACCTCTAGTACCTCTAACTACTGTTACAGTATTATTTACTGTATCAACATCAGTACAATACATCAATTCATGTTCACACTCAAGTATGGTTCCAGCATCCATAACATCTTCTTCTTCCTGTGTTAATAAATCTGCATTAAAGGATACAGAAGTTGCTGAGGCATTAAAAGTTGTACTAACTGCAGTATATGATTGTAAGTCATCTGCAGGTTCTAGATATTCTCTAAAAACTCTGTCTACTATTCCACCGATTGTTGTACTCATTAAGCAACCCTCTCAGTTTCTTTAGCATAAGCAGATACACCGAATAGAGCCATTGTATAACCTGCACTCTTCTCTGATTCATCTTCAATCAAAGATACAGATGATTCAATAGCTTCGCTAATGGTAGCTTCTAGTGATAGAAGTTTACCTTCTTTAAGCATTAAGAGCATACTCATTGTTGCTCCTAACTACTTCTTAATAAGACTTTAATTTCTGAACTAGTATCTTCTGTAGAGCCTGATATTATTTGTAAATATCCTCCTGATGCAAAAGCCCAACCACTAGGGTCAACTCTTGTAACATCATCAGCAGCTACAGTATAACTTACAGTAGAACCATCAGTTTCTTTTACATCTTTCCAGGCTGCTCCATCAGAAGACCATTTAAAAGATATACTTGTTCCGTTCCAACCTGAACCAGGTAAGAAACCACATACTAATTTAGAGTGTAAATCTATAGAAGGTGATGCAGTAGCACTACCTGTATACTTTACATTCTGTATCTTGTTTGCCATTTAATCTTTCTCCATAATATATATTTTACTATAGCAGAACAATGGGAGCTGGTGGAGCAACTCCCAAAGTTCTAACTATTTTTACAAGATTACTCTTGTGTAACGTTGTGGATAACGCAGTGGTAACCTGGGGGACCGAAGTCTATTCCCATCTCCATATACACTGCTTTTCCAACTCTTGCATAATCGTCTTGGTCTAAGTCTCTTACGAACACAGTTCCATATCCTGGGATATTTGTGAAAACTGGTTGTATGAAAGCAAAGTCAAGCAAGAAAGCTGCACCCTTAGAGTTAGGCATTATGTTAGGGTCGATAACCATCAATCCGATAGCTCCAAAAGGAGTAACGATTGTATCGATATCAACACCTGCGATATTTCTATCTCTTGGAAGGATAGCTGCATTCATTGCAGTTGCAGGACTTGTAGCTTCTACTAGCTCTTTGTTAAGAGAAAGAAGCTGCCCTGGAGTAACAACAAGAACTGGTTGAATCATTGGTGCCTGAGCATCATACATTCTTTTCATGACACCAGCGACTGTGTCCCAAGTCATCTTTTGTCTAGTTCCTGAATCGTCTCCATCTGTGTCGTTGTAATAAGCGTTTCCACCGTTAGCAACAGAAGCTGCAGTATTGCTAGCATTCTTGTTTAACTGTAGATACTCATACAAACCACGCATCTCTCTAGTTCCTGAACCAGGGGTTGTGTTAGCACCATCAGCAAAAGTACCGTTGAATGCAAACCATTCAACTTCTCTTGCCAACTTCTCAAGAGCTAATGTTAATTGCTCTGAGAACTCATCAACTATTGGGTTACCACCAGCTAGACCTAATTTGTCAGCTGCTGTAACTGTTCCATCACCATCTGAAGAGTTAATAATATTTGCACTCAAATCAAACGGATTTTGATGTTGAAAAGTTGCCATAGCTGTGTAAGACATTTTTACACCCTTATGGAAAACCTGAGTAACGCCTGTAAATGCAACTCTATCTCTACCTAAGTATTCTGTAGGCTGAGCTCCTTCTTGACCTTTAGTAGGTTCAGAAGAAATTGTTGCACTATCGGCTACTTGAATTTGCCAGAAAGTTGACTGTAATACCTTACCGCCATTTAAACCACCAATTGCAGAGAGGAAGGGAGTCCTTTGACCACCAACACGAAATAACTCACCAGTAAAGTTGTTAACGTTCTGGGAGTAAATTGTACTATTTGTCAGCGATATAGCTGCCATTTTATACCTCCGTATTTAGTTGTTTAGCTTGTACTTAATTAATTTTTAGATGTCTTTTCGTCTTCCATCAGAGTAAGTTTTGCTCGGATACTATCTTTAGGAGTACCCTTTGCAATAATATTCTGTAAATCCTCCAGAACATCTGTTGGTACGTCACTTTGTGAATTTGCATCAAGTGCTGCAACTCTAGCTCTAGCATCATCCTGAACAGGTTGTTCCTCAACAGGGGGTGTGACTTCCTCTTGTGCCACATTGCCTGCTTCATAACCATACTCGGCTTTTGCAAACTCGGTTACCGCTTCAACTGAAGCTTCACCTTCATATACTTGCTTTAGGGCCTTACCAAAACCTTTGCTTACATCAAGACCGATTTCATTAAAAATTCCATCCATCTTTTCTGCTTTAAGAGACTCTAATTCAGCTAATAACTTAGCATTCTCGTCACTCTTTCTATCAATGGTTTCACGCATTGCCTTAGCTCCAGAACCTTCTGGTGCTTCAAATTCGTCCATATCGTACCTCCTCACAGTATTAACCTATCAGACTAAGCCTGTGGAACCTAGCCGTGGTGTTACCCCTCACACTTGACTTAAGGTTGGGTAACAAGACCCTAAGTCCTTACTCTGCGGTTTCTATACAAGCTTTCTACGCAGGCTCTGAAAGCTGATTGCAGGTCTACTAAGCGGACCACGCAACGCTAATACTTATTATACACTAATCCTGGACAAGTCCAGTATATTTTCTATCTTTTCTTGCAGCACCGACTTTACCACTAGACATAGATGCTTGCTCACTAGCTAACAAACCTAATTGTTTAGTTGCATCTATATCTCCAGTTGCAGCTGCTTCTGCAGTTTCTATATCAAAACCTGAACCTGTTTGAACTCCCATAGTTTGATATGTTCCAGCTGATTCATATAGTTGTCTGGCATCTGCTTGTGATAAACCTGATTTTCTAAGTCTTTCAAATTTACTAAATGCCCCTGAGAAACCAGCCCTTTTTGCCTCTGCAGCTACTGAAATAGTTTGTAGGTCACCTTTTAATAACTTATCTTCTAAGTCTGGATTAATCAAAGCAGCAAATATAGTAGGTGCATCTGTTTCAATACCATATTGTGTTCTAAATAATTCTTCTACTTCTGGAATATTATTTTTTACAGCTTCATAAACTAGGTCTATTCTTTGTTGAAACTCACTAGCAGATACTTCACCCTTAATTAATTCATTAAATTTTCCTTCAAATTCCTCAGTATCAATAATCCCAATTTCTGCTAATGATTCTCTATATGTAGCTTTAGTTGCTAAAGACTCTAATTCAGTCATAATTAATGAACCATCATCTCTTTCAAGATGTTGAAATTCATTTTTCCAGGCTGGAGTTTTTCTTACAACACCCATAGCTATACCATCATCTCCATATTTAGCCCATGCTTTTGAATACTCTTCCAGAATATTTTCTGGAAACATATTATATAAGGCTTGACCTACTGCATAACCTTTTTCAGTATCTAGTTCTTCACTTTCTTTAGGAAGATTTAATTGACCACCCTGACCAGCATAAGGGAGTGCTACACCTGGTTGTCCATCTGCTCCATAACCAGGATTAATTAAATCACCTATATCTAAATCTTCATCATCTGTTTCTGGTCTTGCTTTAACCTGTCCAGGTTGTAATTTGTATGGAAAATTATCACCTTCACCTGGTTGTCCCCATAAATTATATCCCATATTATCCTTGCTCCGTAAATCCTTGAGACCTTATTACACCTGTCCCAAAAGAAGAAGTCATTGCACGATTTAAGTCAGCAAGAACTGCTGCGTAACCTCTATCAATACCTGCATTTCTTAACATCTCAGCCTCACCTGATGGATTATTTTCTTGTATCATCTTTAATATTATAGGGTCATCTGACTTAATATTATTCATATCTATACCCCAAACTTGTGAAGCAGATGACTTCTTTCCTGCAAGTATATTTGAAAAAGAAAGTTTTCTATCGTATTGAGGATACAAAGCAAATCTATCATCCTTCATTTCTTCTATTAATTCATTCTTAAAATTAGGATTCTTTCTTATTTTACCTGCATATTCAGATATTTTCTCTTCATACTTTTTATGTAAAGAAGTAGGCAACCATGTATCTATTAATTCTTGAACTTCATGTTCATATAATGTTGTTTTAGCAAATCCTTCCCCACCTATAACGCCTGCAAATCCAGGGTCTTTCTCTCCATAAGCATACGGGTCAACAGCTTTAATTACTTGATTCTTAGCTTTAGATGCACTCCATCTTCCCCAAGCCCACTCTTCTGCTGCATAAGTTAATGCTTCATCAGATAAACTTCCTCCTTTTCCTTCTACAGTTCTTTGTAATTCAAGTTTATAATCTTCAACTTTTTGATAGAAAGTATCTGGATTTTTATCAAACTCATCCCATGCATCAAGCTCTAAAGGGTCCAAACCAATACTTTTTATAAATTCATTATAAGTTTGTCCAGTTTCACTAATACCTAATGCTTTAAGTGCATCTTCAGGGTTAGCATATAAATCTCCATATTCAATATATGCTCTACCAATAGCATCTAAATATGCATCATTTCCCCATTTAGGATTCTCAGTCATCTTTTTCTCTAATAATCCTAAGAATTGAGTTATTGCATCTATACCTTGGCCTTTAACATAATCTTCATCTCCTTCATCTCCTCTTCCCATAATGTCAGAAGCTATATTTGTTATAGATGTATCAACATATAGAAATGCTCTTTCGTCTCCTCCTAATGTTGCACCTTCAAATTCTTCTTCGGTCTCAAAAATTTCTAGTTGACCTGAATTAGCTAATTCTAATATATACTCTCTTTGTGCCATATCTTCTGCAGCTCCTGAGTCAATATCTCTACCAGAGTAATCTCTTGGGTCATAATCAGTTATTTCACTTAATCCAAGACCTTCTGGTGTATCAAATAAATAAGATATATCACCAACATCTACTCGTAAATAATATTTACCTGTTTCTTCAACCCAGACTAAAGTTGTTCCTTCAGGACCATAAGTTACTTTAGGTTCCATTATTGATTTACTCCTGAAATATTCATAGGATTCTCTTTAAGAGTTTTATTTATAGCTTTAAATATATCTATACCTCCCATATATTGTCTACCTGTCTTTTCAGTAAAAGCTCTTTCTCCTTTAGAGAATAAACTAAAATCACTATAAGTTTCAGCTTGTTCATAGAATTTAGTCATTAATTCTTCATCTACTTCTTGGTATATTGTTTCAGCATCTTCTTCAGAAATAAAACCACCGCCTTCTTTTAACATAGTTTCTTTTCTTTTAGAAGCTGCACCTGCTCCTTTAACTCCAAAATTTATAACATTAGCTGCAAGAACTGCACCTTCCCAAATTAGGGCTCCATAAATCAATCGACTTAATATTGGCATTCCTAATTTATTAGCTAATCCTAGTGCTGCTACCTCTGCTGCTTCTCCAATTGGGTCTAATACTTTTGCTCCAAAATTTATCAAAGAACCTTTTGGTAGACCAGCTTTATTTTCTACTTCATTTATTGCAGAGCTTTTAATATCTTCAGCATTCGTGCCAAACTCTTCATCAAAATCATGTTCCGTATATGGACTTGTTTGGTCCTTTGCTGTGACTCCACTTTCTTCTGCAGCTCCCTCGATATCCATTAATCTTTGTCTATCGTCACGATTATCTAACCATTCATCAGCTCCAACTGCTTCAGCATCTGTTATATGAAGAGGACTTTCAGGGTTTCTAGGGTCATCTAATGGATTATGAAATTCAAAATCTTCTGGAATGATATACTTATCGTCTGGAAAATCCTTATACCTACTCTGATAAATATGTTCTAATTCCCATTGTTGAGGTTCTCTAGCAGCCATATCTGCCATCATATCGTCATATGCTCGCTCAGCTTTATCCCAATTAATTTGTTCAGCTATTTTATCAAAGTCAGCCTCTGTCAAATCTCCTCCTCTTAAACGCTCAAGTAAATCATCTTGCATTGCTTTATTATCTTCTGTATGACTTTTTATATATTCCTCTAATTGTTCAGGTGTAGGTTCTTTAGGGTCTACAGGTAAGTCATCAAGTTCTCCATTTACTGGAGGTCTGCCACCAGGACCATGTCTATATGTAGTTCCTCTACCAGGACCTTTAGGAGTTTCTCCAATAGAGTCAATAGCTATCTGTCTCCATTCTTGGTCTACAACTTCTTCTACATCAGAAGTAGTTTTAGGATTTCTTTTATGTTCAGATAATTCACCTACGTTTTCAGCTCCTATATCATCTATCTCAGCTTGAAAATTGTTTTTCTGTTTTTTCCAATTATTAATACGTTCTTCATATTGCTTTTTAACTGAAGGGCTTTTAGCATCTTTAATCTTTTTTTCAGCATCTTTAATATTATCTTCAACTTTTTTTATATCATCAAGAAGCTCTTCTTTCTTCGCTATTTCCTCAGGAGTCCAATCTTTTTCCTCTCTTTTATCAAATGATTGCGATGGTTGTAAATTAATAGCCATTATGTCCCTAACATCATTTTAAGTACAGCTGTTTGCTGTTTCTTCTTAAGAGCACCCATTTCATGTGCCTTCATCTCTTTACCATATGTTTGTTCAAATTTTTCTCTACTTCTAAGATACGGGTCTTCTAATGATAGTTCATCAGATATATCTGTCATATCTTCAAAAGATTTAAGAGGAGCCTGTGGGAAATTACCTAGATAATCTTTAGCCCAACTTTCAGCTTGAACTGCTTCTTGTAAAGCTAGTAAGTTACTAGCTGTCTCCTTAAATGTAGTTGAAAGAGATACAGCTATTTCATTAGCCCAATCATTTATTTCTTCTTGAGTTCCTTTTCTACCTAGCTTTTGAAAAAACCAATCATCTACTAATTCTTTTCTTTGAATAGGACTTGCTACTCTGTAGGTCTTTTTAAGTTCATTAATTATTTCTGACTCTAAAACATTTCTTTGTTGTAAAAGCTCAGTTTCTCTTAACTTGGAAAACTCCTGGACAGCATAATTAAATAATTTAAGATTTTCTTGCTTACTTCTCCAATTAGCTTCCACTTCTGATGATAATCCATCGCCTGCTATTATAGATTGATTTATAGAATCGTAATCATAGAATTGACTTTCTGTAAAAAAAACAGGGTCAGAACTCATGATTGAGTTCCATTCATCAGTATTTTTTCCTATATATCTATTCTGGTCCATCCAATTCATTATCATGACAACAGCTCCCTCTAATTGAGAACTATATTGTCCCTCTGAACCAAGAAAGAATGCTGGGTCAACAACTTTATTTTCTATCAAATAATTTTGAAAATCAATGATATCTTGTTCACCAGATAAGGAATTAATTAGATAGTGATAGTCTTCACTAAAATGACCAGCAAAAGGTTTCATCTTATATCCACCTTTTCCATCTGGAATTAGATTACCTGCTTCATCATAATCAGGAACCATCCTTCCAGCTTTTGCATCACGTGCTCTATCTTGTGCTGAAGAAACACCAACCATTTGTAATATTTCATTTATACCAAGGCTTGGATTATTTAATCCAATTGTTACAGCTTGTTCTAGTTGCTGTACTTCTATACCAGTTGTACCAACAGTTGAAATACTAGTTAATAATTCTTGAGCAGCCTCATAATTATAGTTTTCAGGGTCAAAATATTTTTTTAAAGCATCAACATTTGCTTTAGTTAAATTATATTTATTTAATCCTGTATCAGGGTCTACTGGTGCATTGATTACTGTATAGAAATCTACTATAGTTTCTTCATCTATACCAAAAAGTCCAGCAAACTGAGCTACTAATTGATTAAATGCTTCTTGTTGTTTAGCCGCTTCTGAAGCTTGTTGGGTTGTACCCATTGGTCCATTACTCATTATTCATCTGCCATATCCATTAATAATTCTTTATCGTCTCTAAATAACTTTAGCATGACAGAAGTCCATACATGATAAAATTCTGGATAATCTCTTATTATCTCTTGTGCTAATTGATTCATCATCATTCTCATAAAAACAGCTTCTTCTTTAGTACTTGTCAACCACCAGTCTTTACTCTGAGTTGGGGATAATTGCATTGAAACTTCTTCAAATTGTACCCATTCGTTTAACATTCTCTCAAAACCCTTACCTGTATCCATAGACATTACAGTTTTATTCTTTAACCATTTTGTTCTCATTTCATAAAACATATCTTGTGATGATACGTTTTCAGGTAATCCCCAGTCTCCTTCTTGAAATCCAGGTAGATTAAGGATTAACTCATCTCTCATAAATCTTTTTGCTACTACCATTTGTCTTGAATTTAGATTTAAGTTTTCTAATTGGTTTATCCAATTCTGGTATCTAAAGTAACCGATAGTATCATTCACATGTCTTCTAAATTCATCTGGTGTTAATTGTGTTTTTTCAGGTTGTAAGTCCCAACTTGCTCTTAATTCAGCTGGATTCTCTGGTAGAACTAACCAAGAAGTTAGTTTTAATTCACTAATAAGCTCTTTATTTTCTTCTTTCCACTTAAGAACTCTGTATGAATAATTTTCTCTTCCAGCTTTACTTACTTTAGCTGGAGCAGTTAACCATCCATGTTCTAAGCCATACATATTAATAAAATCTTCTGCTGCATCTGTGTCTCTATTTTCATTCTCAATGAGTATCTTTCTATATTCATCTGCTAATACTGATGCTGCCCAATAGTTTCCAGGAACATCCTTAACATAGTAGGTCGGTGTAAATCCTGTAGGTAACATAAATTGAGCTAGAGATTGAAAGAAGAATAACTGTTTAGCTTTTCTTTTTGAATATAGAAGAAATGCTTCATCTACTTTTGCATTAATATCAGGGTCATCTTTTCTCCAGTTACGGTCTATCTCATCTAGATATATATCCAATTCACCTGCTTCATATAGTTTTCTATTTTGTCCTGTAATCATTCCATATCTATATACCTGTATAGTTGAAGCAGCTCTCATCTGTTCAAATTCATAATTGTAATAATCAGATTCTTCTGAATCAGGCCCTATTGCTGCAAGTATTTTCTTAAACCAAGGTGGTACTGGAATAACTCCACCAAATATTGATTTAAGACCTTCTTCTCCTTCTGGTGGTAGGAAACCACCAAATAGAGTTTCTTTTATTTCTGGTCTCCATCCTTCTGTTGGTACTAACAAATCTAAAGCAAATCCAACCATTGGGTTAGGACCAGGGACAAAACCTTGACCTAATAGGTTAACACCTGATAGATATGCTTTTGAAGCAACCATTGTCTCTGTCCATTGTTCAGGTTGATTAGGGTCTAGATTCTCTATGGCTTTTTCATTTACTCCTTGTCCTCCATAAACAAGTGATGATAAGAAACCACTAAATGGCCAGACAAACATCTTCTCATTTGGATTTTGTGGATTAGGAGCAATCCAACCTTCTCCTCTTTCTGTGCTTCCATCAGTCATCCAATTTTCCCCAGCTCTAATACCAACATGTGCTTGTCTTAACATATAAGGTTTCTCTGCAATAAGCTTGCCCCATGTAGTTGCAACCTCGAACCATATCTCAGGAAATGGAAATATATTTCTTGTTATATCAGAAATTAAATGTTTTTTAGATGTATCGTAAAGTAAGTTTTTTGTTCCAGCTAATCCAAAAGCTTTTGATGAATTATTAGCTAGCGTAAAGTCCATAGCTCCTTTATTTACTGCTACAGTATCACTTAAGTACTCTAATTCATCAATAATTTTTGAGGGAACATTAAGTTCTGTTGCTTCATCAATAAATCTTGTTCTTGCAGGTTTTTGAATATCTGCCCAGTTACTTATTAAGTATTGATATCTATATTGCTTAAATGCAACAGAACGGTTTAGATAACCAATTGGTTTAGTCATTAAATAATTAAATGCATAATTGACAGCAGCATCATATTTCTTTCCTAAAGCTTTTGCATCTTCTATTTCGGTTGCAAATTTCAAATCTCCCATATCTAAATCTCTTCCAGTCTTAGATACATATTCACTTAACATTTCATCTAGATTTCTTTTATTACCCCAAGTACTAGGACGACCTCTTGTAAGGTCTCCTTTTGTTACATCTTCAGGGATAAAAGTTTTTAACTTACCTGTATTTACATCTCTTAAATCTCCATCTGAAATGAACCTTCTTAAATCTACATCTCCTAGTCCATCTGAATTTGTTATATTATATCTATACCTTCCTTCAATTTTAGGATTTTTGAAATACTCTGTCTTAGATAAACTACCACCAGTTTTAATTCTTATTCTTGCTTCTATTGATTGGAGATACTGGTCAAGGAAATCTTTATCGTACATAACTGGATGCCACTTCTTACCTCCCCAATTAGCTATATCTTCAAGTATTTTTTTACCTTGTGGGGAAGAAACAAATGTATTCAACTCTTTACTACCATATCCCCATCTTGCTACTGCTCTGGAAAGAGGGTCATTTCTAAGTTGTAATAATTCAAATCTAAGAGCTTCTACATAATTATCATGACCTTTTCTTACTCTTCTAAAGTTTAATGCTCTTGCAGCTTTGCCATCTCTTCCTTGTAATCCAGCTATTGAGAAGGTTTTTTGAACTGCTTCAAAATGTTCATAGCTTTGCATTAACTTAACTGAATCTAGTTCAGCTTTACTTAATAACTTAAGTTCTCCATCCACTATTTTACCTGCATCAATAGCTTTTTTTCTAGCTACTTTCCCTGATTGAACCCATTGTATATAATGTATTGGATGAGTAAACATACTATCAAGAGCACCAGCTGCAAATCTAGCTTGTTCTTCTAAGAAAACTCTTGATAGGAAAGCAATTCTTAACAATACTATTGGTTTAAAAACTCTTCTTGTATAGTAATCGCCTAGAATTGTTAATGCATCAGAAGATAATTTCTGAGTATGTAATAATCCTGTAAACTCTGGTGTAACTAAACTATCTTGCTTCCACCATAATCTATGATAGTTACCCCAACTTCCGAAAGCTTTGAATGGAGATGCAAATGTTTTTGCTGCATTTACAAACATGCCTTTTTGAGATGCACTATTTGTATAAAGGGGTCCCAATGCTCTTCTAATTAATCTATAATCTACAAATCCTTGAACATTCTCAGCGAACTCAGAAAGGAGATGTCCTGTCCCTGAATCAAATATCCAATCTTCTTTTCTCCCTGGTATAACAGAACGTTCAACCCCTGAAAAATGATTTCCTGGATGTGCCATAGCTTCTGCTGACTCATCACTACCACGAATAAAGTATGCTGTTAAATCTTTTAATTCATCTTGTTTTCCAAATTGTTTAGCGACTTCCTCTGCTAATCTATCTCCAGCCTCTTTTCCTTTAATTCTTTTAACCATAGCAATATCCATCTCTGCTTGTTTTATCATAAATTCAGAAACTTTATATTTTTTTCTAAAATCAAGGTTTCTAAATTGGTGTACTCTTTTACCAATCGCATTAGCTGAATATCCAGCTACTGTCATATGAGATACTAATTGCTCCATAGCAGTATTTTTATTTAACCCTTTAATTCCGTAATCAGGTACTGGTGATAATAAAGACCTCATATATGGATTTGTATTACTATAAAGATTAGAAGAAAATCCAAGATATTGTTCAAAAGGAATTGAAGGCTCAACATCAAATATATTTAATTTTGCAAGCTCCTCTTTAACAACATCGTAATTAATCTTTCTTTTTACTGCTTCATCTGCATTATCTATAACTGTTACTCCAGGATTATCAGGAAGATATAATTTAAAATACTTCTTATCTATAGCTTCTATAGACTTAACTGGATGCATTAAACTACCTAAAGCCTTAGGACCAAGTCTAAGTGATGCTAATCCAAGTCCAATAGTTCTTCCTGTTACATGTTGACCTATTCTGAGTCCTCTTCCTAAATGTCCTCCGAGACTTTTGTAAGCTGCTTTTTCATTTCCTACAGCCATTAATACTCTACTAGTTGCTCTCTGTAAAGAATTAGGATTAGGAACATCTGCTAAACTTCTTCCTTTCTTAAACATTTCTCTTGAAAGTTTGTTTCTGAAAAATGCTGCTCCTTTAGGTAACATTTTCCCTTGAAAAGTGACTTTTGTACCTCCTGATACAGTTACTCCTGTATCTATTAATTTTCCATGTATATCTTTTAGTTTATTTATATTACCCTCTACAGCATACCTTTCTATTTTTGTCAGTACATCATCATGTAGGTTTCTTAATTGAGGATTACTCTTAATAAAACTTGTAAGTTCTGCTCTATTAAATTTCTTAGCTGCATCTACAAGGCTTTGATAGAACTCCATCTGAAAAGGAGTAGAGATTATATCATCTTTAGTTTCTCTAAATAACATAGGAACTTTTCCAAAAAAGCTATATTCTCTTCTTTCTTTAGTTGAAGTTCTATAATTTCTATGTTTAGTTCTAAGTTGTTTCCATAGTCCAGTATTAGGGTCCATAAACTCTTCGGTTATATCTCCAGGTAATCCTCCATCTACTGCATCACCAACTTCGTCGAGTACGTCATCAGCTAAACCTTCTGGATTATTTCCGATAATCTTACGTCCTCTAGAAAAATCTATAGACTTATCTACTGCATTTAATGCAGGATTTATTCTTCTTAAGTTTTTAAATAGATTTGCAGCACCTTTAGCTCCTTTAGAACCGATAACTTCTCCTGCTATTGAATGGTAAAAGTCTACAGTTCCAGATATATTTCTAAATGCTTTTGTACCTACTGGGGCAACAAAAGAGGCTTGATACCTCCCTGGAGAATATAATAATAAAGGTTCTTCTCCAGAATCATAAACTGCTTTCTGCCTATTTTGATTAAAACCTAATGTGAATTTAAATCTATGTCCTCCAAATTTATGATGTCTACCTGCAAAGAAATGTATTCTTGATGGATTATCAAGACTTGTGTAATGTATTTCTCCATCTACGTCAGGAGCTTTTAATGGTCTCCCAACATATTTGTAAAATATTTTTCTAGCTTCCTCTGGTGTATAACCATATGATGTAACTAAATCTTGATATCTTGGGTCTTTTTCAGGTGCAAGAGTAACCATACGCATCCAATGGTCTCTATTGAAATTAATAGGTCTTCCTGCATACATTTCTTTCCACATAGCATTAAAAATTGTTTGACCACCTGCATCATGAGCTTCTTGAAACATATCAACATATTTTCTCAACTGTCCACCTACACTCTTAAACTCTCCTATATTATCAACCTGGGTATATCTAACATCTATAGATAGTTCATTTTGTGCTTGTTTAGGAGTTGCTCCAAACATTCGTTTAAAATCGTATAGTATTAAATCTCTTACATATGCTTGAGACCTTCCCATCTTAAATCCTGGTAAAGGAGCTAATGCTGACCATTTACCTTGACCCCCAAAATTTTGCATTAATGCATCCCAAGCTTGTGAAGCCCATACTCCATATTGAATATCTCCAAACTTTACATTTTCTAAATTTTGTCTTCCATGTCTAGATTTATAAACACCATCTTTTCCTGGACGAGCTAATCCTCCAGTCCAAAATTCTATTGGAGCAATAGCCATATTCATTTCCCATTCATCACCCCAAGCATTGTGTTTTTCAGATAATTCTTTCCATAATGCTGCTTCTTCTGAAACTCTTGATAAAGAGTTTTCCTCATTTAAATCTTGAACTGCTTTTGACTGTGTTGGATTATCTACATACATTCCTATATTAGTAGCTAATGTTTTTCCGAATCCTGGAAAAGCAGTAGTTGTCTCAATAATATTAAGACCTTTTTGTTCTCCTAAAGGTGTATTAAAGAAATCTTGATAAGATTTGAATTTTGCAGAAACTTTATCTATTGCTGCCAACATATCCCTTTCATGGAAAGGGTCATCAAATAATATAGGCATTAAATGCTCCTGGTATTAATTAACTCTGCAATAACTGGATGTGGATTAACTGAATATAAAGCAGATAATAATATATCTACATCATCATATAAATCTACTGGTGGTGGTGATTGGCCTGGTCCTACAGGTACTCCATCTGTAATAGGTTGAGCAACATTCTCTGTTGGGGCGAATAAATTAGGTGTTCCTCCAGCTGTAGATAAAGGTAATGGAGCATTAGCTCCACCACTATCTCCTAATGGAGCAGCTTGTTGCTGTTCTTCAAAAGCTTTGCTTTCACCATATTTTGCATCTGGTAATCGCATGACTGGTTGGTTTCCGTCAGTTCTTTGACTTAACGCACCTGGTCCACTAACTGCATTCTTTCTAGTTGGAGTAGGTTTTCTATAACCGCCTCTACCACGTTTCTTTGCCATTTAAGTCCTCGTTTATTAAAATAATGATACCTGGAACTGGTTGGAACATACTAAATGCATAATTATGGAATGGACTTACACTTGGGTCAAGTGTGTCGTATACTCCATATTCATTATCTATAATATCCCAAAAGTCTTTATCTTCTTCCATTAGACACCTCCAAATGCTTGTGCCATAGAAGGCGGGCCTTGTTCTGCAACCATTTGTTGTTGCTGTTGTGCAATCATTGCTTCTTCTTCAGGAGACATCTGAGGCTCCTGTGGAGTATAGAACATTCTTAAAATCTCTGTCATCTCTGCTGGGTATTCATATATTGCTATAACAGCCATAGTTGCTGATGGGTCTCCTTGAGCACTTCTAGCAAGTACCGATTCAAATAAAACATTCTCAGCTTTATTCTTTCTAATACGTTCTTGTACCTTAGCTATATTCTCAAGACCATCAATATTATCTTGTAGAGTTTCTACATCTATAACTCCAGCTTGAAGTAACTGTAATCCTGTAACAATCTTCTGTGGTTCATCGAAACCAGCCATTACTCCATAAATACGTCTTGTTCTATAGTCTCCTCCGATATCATTTATTGGACTATAGTTCTCTGCGAAAGCAGTTCCTCCATAGAAACCCTGTATAGGTTTTTTACTTAATTCAGGTATCTGTATAGCAAGTAATGTATCTAGTTCTAATCTCTTTTCATCCATCTTCTGTAAACCATGTCTAATGATTTCTCTATATTCATTAATCATTAATGACATTGTGCTATTCAATTCATTAAGTCCTGCCCCTGTAACAAAGGAGTTTGGAGATTGAGAGTCATCAGTTACTGGATAACCACCAACCATTCTAAGTTGTCTCTCTAATCTATCTACTTGTTGAAAGAGCTGGTAAGGAATATTGTTTTGTGGCTTACTTACTTGAGTACCAGGAGCAAGATAGTTAATTGCAAATCTACCTTTTCTATACTGACCTGATTCAAGTTCACCAGATATGTTAGTCTCAGTAAATACTGAGTCTTCCATAGCTATAGCTGACATAATATTAATCTTCGCCATCATAGCCATTAAACCAATCACATGGTCATACTGTCCTTTGAGTTCATCAAAGGAAACTCTCTTCATAAAAACAAATGGTGGAGTACTTAAGAAGTTAGGTATAAAATCAAGAATCATATTCTTTTCAGGGAATACAATATAAGTTCCACCTAAGTCATAGTATTCAATTATTCTTACACCCTGACCTGTATTATCTTCCCAGTTATTTTGTTTTTCATTCTCATAAGTCTGCCCAAGACCACCTGCACCAAAAGCTGCTTCTTGTTGATTATCATCTTCATCTACCTTCAAAATCTCTTTAGCGAACTCTGGATAGATTTGAGCTAGTTTATATCTAGGTACTCTTCTAAGTACAGCTAGTTCCCTTGGTTCTTGGTCTGGTCCAAAGTTTCCAGGAAATGTATCATAAGGGTCTCTTAGTTCTGCTGTAGGATATATATAACCATTTTTGTCAGTATTAGTTGTTATAATCCAAGCAGCATATCCATAACCAGGTAACCATCTAGCAACCTGTGCTAATTGTAAATTAAGATTTTGTTTCTCATCATAACTAGTAACAATACGTTCTAATCTCTCTGCTCTTACCTTTGCTCTATCAGAAGTATTATGATTTAATATATCTACTTTTACTTGAGGTACTCCTGATATCTTTTGAGCTAATCTATCTATACCAGACTGAAGCATATTAGGTGCTGGTAAAAGGTCTGCATCTGTAGTCTCCATCTTGTTTCCAAGTAAAGCCTTCATACCATCAGCACCACCATTGAGTATTGCTTTTATCCTAGCTTTCTGTACTTGCCTATGTTTAGTAGGCTTGCCTGTTACAAGTTGAGTTGCATTGTCAACTATCTCTTTATAGTTCTTTATATCTAGGTTCTCTATCCCCACGGTGCCTCATTTGTCATATCGTAATCATACTCCTGGAAGCTAGCGTCATAGTCTAGACCCATGTTCGCAGCTTGCTCTTTATTCATTCTTCTAAAAACTTTCATTGGAAACCATCCTGCCATAACTATATCAGTTTTTTCCTTATTTCGCTGAGAAACAGGCTTTCCATCAAAATACAATAATTGTGTTCTATAAGCATTAACTTTAGCAAGACTTTCAGAATTTCCTGTAGGTAAATAGATTTTATTATTTTCAAAGAGATTAGCCATAGAACCTACACCATACATAGGGTCGTGTTTATTTTTTCCAGTAACATGCCCCTGCATAGTTATTCCACTTCTTAAAACAAATTCTTTTATCTTATCATCTTGTCGTATAGCAGATTGAAATCCATTCTCTTCAATAACCCAATGTTGTAAATCATATTTATGATACCAGTCAGACATAATCTGTAGTGCATGCTTCACTCCCCCACCCTGCCTATTCTCTAGGTCTATAAGGAATAACTCACCTCTATAGGCATTTATTCCCCATAGTACTGCAGCTTGATATCCAGAACTAGCTGGGTCAAGTCCTGCAACTAAATGTAAGCTGCCTGGTATCTGCCCAATTACTAGGTCTGGTCTCATACACTTATCAATCATGTCAATAGAAAAGATTTGTGTGCCTTCTACAAAGGCTTGGTTGTAATAAACCATTTCGTATATCTGCCTACCACCTGTTGTCTCTGCTGCCTGTTGCCTAGACATTAACCATCTCATAGTTCTCTTAGAAGGCCAGAGTAAACAATCTTGATGTTCATCAACTAAGTGGTCAGGGATAGTACATTCTACTTTATGTGCTGTCTCAACAATAGATTCGAAACTATCGTTTGCTAATAAGTGATGATATAAATCATCTGAGTGTTGTCTTGAACCTATAACTACTACTGCCGTATGTTCCTCTTTACGGCTCGATAGAGTAGTCGTCCACCATTGCCTAGTGTTCTCCCTAGCACCAGGTTGCATAGTCGTTTGATGGTCTTCAATGTCGTCTGCAATAATAAGGTCACAATCTCTCGATAAGATTTTGCCACCTTTCCCAACAGCCACCATTGTAGGAGACTTAATCCCTGGGACGGTTCTTGTGCCAACAGTGAATTGATTCTGCGACCAGTTCTTACCAGACCTGTTATCGGGTTTAAAGTTCTTCCCTGGAGCACAAAAGTCTTCTTGTAGTCTTTCATTCTGTTCAAGATGGTCAAGTACTGAACTGACAGCATTCTTCGCAATGTCTTCATTCCCACCTACCCACATAATTCGGATGTTTGGATTTAACATTATCTGGTAGACAGCAAAGTGTATTAATAGTTCTGTCTTTCCATGTCTTGGGGGACTTAATATTAATAATTCGTTTCCTTCATCTATTGCTTTAAGTATACTACTAATCCAGTTTTCGTGAAAATCTGCAGTTTCATACTTCTCCCCAGTCTCTGTCGCGAAATACTTAGAGCGAAAGCTAGAAAAATTTTCTAAATTTGATTTAGTATCATCAGATAACTCCCAGCCTTCGGCTGCAACTTCCGTTTGAATATCTATCTTGTATGCAGCGAGCATGCGAGAGACAGTTGCTGAACTGGTGTCCAACACTGCTGCTACCCCCGCAACGTTTATATCTCCGTTAGCTAGGGATTCTGCATATAAAGCTCTAAATTCGTCATAGTGTTTGCCTCTACGTACACTTGCGTAGTCGCCTTCTTCAGCTTTGAAGTCTTGATTGATAGGTTTCTCCTCAACCTTCTGGTTATGTCTCTTGGTTTGAGCCCAGGTTCTTTTATTACATTGTTCAGAACAGAACTTACGTTGCTTCCCTGTTAAGCGTTTCCTACAATTAGGAGCTGTACATATCAAATTTGGCATAAAGTCTAAACCTTCGTAGATTGTTGCGTAGATTTTATTATAGTGCTATTGTACTCTATATTACAAATATTAGGAGTCATTAAACAGTCACAGGTAAAGGGGCCATCGGGGGGCCAAAAGCTTAGAATCGGTAGTACGATACAGCAGTAACACAAACTAAGTACCCAAGAACTGTCCAAAATTCTTAATCAACCTTCTCTATATAGGTAGCCCGCTATGTCCAAGAAAGCCAATCCCTACTTACGTTATATAGAATTACCATCATATTTTTTTCTACATACGTTATATATACTTGACACTCAGATTGATATAGGTAAGTCAAAGAAACCAGCAGAGCTGGAACCAGACAAGCTGGTTACTTACCTAATCAAAGCCAAGCAGAGCTTGTCTAATATGGAATAGAAAGGAATGGTTAAAATATACCATGGTATAAATTAAAATAGACACCATATAGTTTAATTCTATTCCATATATCTGAGTATGTAACAATATACTAATACACTATTCATAGTGTCTTATCCTGAATAAGTTGATACTTATAAGTTGTACCAGTCTCATTAATTTCCTCAACTGTATGTTTGATACAGTCCTTTTAAGTAATTATATATTGTTGGATTTCATAATCCCCTCAGGGATTTAAGAATGAAATCCTAACAATATAAGAATAATTACATAAAAAGGAGGTGTATCTTGGCTGAAGCCAAAACATACACTTGTCGGAAATGTAATTCCACTAAAAAGCTAGGTACAAACTTTAAGTATCTAACTTCTTTCTTTAGCAAGAAGTTTCAGGACTTCGACACTATTGAAAAGTGGAGTTCCGACTTGTGTTCCCCTTGCGGGGAAAAACTAGTAGCATAAACTACTAGTTCAAGTCTATTGAATAAGTTCGGAGTTGGTGTAACTTGGCAACAGAATACACAGCTTACCTAGTCAGTATTGTTCCCCTTATTCAGGGGAACATACTGCTTTTTTTAATTTTAGTAAGATGTAATAAATAACAAACGAATAAACTGTATAACGACATAGTCACGCTATATAATTGGGGCTTTCCCTCTGGGGAAAGTTCCCCAATTATACTAAGGAGCGTGATTATGGATACTGTAGTCGACGATTGTGATTGTAAGGTATTGGATAAGAAATACCAAATACGATTTGCGACTGAACGAAACGGAGTTCAAGGATACATATGTGACTTTGACACATTTCATTCTTGGGACTTTTACGATAAATAATATTATTTAAAGAGGGATTTCCCTTAGGGGAAATTTCCCTCTTTAAGAAAGGTTATTATGAAATTAAAAGATGTACGAAAAGGTAAAAAATTAAGTTATATTTATTATATTTATATATATAAATATCTATGGAGAATAATAGATAAAATTTGATGTCGGCCTTTCCCTTTGGGAAGTTAGCCGACTTTAATGAAAGATAATATATAAAACAGTTCCTAGTAGAGTACACACTATAAAATCGGCACGAACAGAACAATATCCAATTATATAGTATATATTAGCTAGCACTTAGGCGGACACCATTAGTTAAACTAAGGTAATTAAAGTTCCAGTAAGTGCTTGCTAATATGTATAAGAAAGGAAAAAATGAAACAAAAACCATTTAATGAATATTATTTTGTTTTTATTAATGGACAATTTAAGAAATCCTATGCGAAAGACAACGCAGATAAAAATAAAATAATTAAAACTTATACTTATTTGTATCCTAAAGAAAAGGTTACAGTTAAATGAATAATATGGGGGATTTCCCCTTGGGAAATCTTCCCCCATATTAAAAAAGATAAAAAATTAAAAATGTCTAACGACAAGAAAGGAGCAATCCATTGCTTAAACAATACACAGGTACACTTCAAAATGTAAATGAAGTGATATTAACAGGTGCATTGACAACAGTCACTAAGGACGGAAGTCCTAGAACTGGTGTATCACCTAAAACAGGAAACAAATATATTAATGGAATAAAATTTGTTTTCGACGGTAGAGAAAATAAGCAAGCAAGTGAGACTTGTGTTGCATATGGTAATGAATTGGTTGAGGAAATTGAAGAATTTCTTAAAGCTAATCATAAACCAGAACAACCAAGACCATTTGGTAGGCTTATGATTAGAGCTAGAATACAATCTAATAACTATGAAAAGAATGGACAAATTCAATATAAAAATGAATTAAACATTCTTGACATATGGAAAGCACCAGTCAAGGTTGACAATAGCTTTGAATATTCTTCTGAAGAAGAGTAGCTCATAATAGTAGATTAGGTAGTAAGTTTCGTATAGGAAAATGCCCGATTTAAGACGGTGTTGGCTTACTACCTTTTCTATTTTCTCAACATATGGTATCAGTAAGCACTGATATCATATATCTTAAGTGTTTCGAAAATATAAAAATAGAAAGGAAAAAACATGAAATTTGAAACTAATACTAGTTCAGCTGGAGCAATTCTAGATTACATGCCGACGATAATGAGAGACGACATGATAAAAGATTTAGTTATAATACCAGAACATGATGATACAAAGCATCATGGGGGAGTTAAATTTGTTTTACATGCAAACGGAAAAAGTGCAACTTGGGAAATAATACATAACTTCAATGATTACTTTGATATTAAATGTGTAGATAACAATGACGGAAGAGTTGTCCAAGATAAAGATATAGACGCAAATGTATTAATTACTGCATTTACTGATATATTAGACGGACATTTTGAAAGTATTGTAAATACTATAAAAGAAGAAATATCAGAAAACGATAAAGATTTCTTTAATGAAAGTCAATTATAAATAAGGAGAAACAATGGCATCTCAAAGAGATAGATATATGTATGAGCAACATGAAGTTAATCTACATGTATTGGAAGGTATCAAAAATCTAGCAAAAGGAGTAGAGGCATTACACAAAATGCTTATAACTCTTACTGAGTTAGTACTAGGCATAGATGATATCGAAAAAATCCTAAACGAAGAGGAATAAATTCTCTAGAGTGAAAGGATACACTAACTAGCGATAGTTAGTGTGTAACATATTAATTGCTGACACAATTAAAAGAAAAGAGCTTAGCATAGCGTGCTATATTAAGCGACAGACTTAGTATGTTACACACTACCTATTATATCACAAAAGAGTCTACTAATTAACATGTTATTAGGAACGCTAAAATATAAGGTTAATGTCGTAATAAATTGCAAGTCCTTATAAACTCAGTGATATTGTAGGTAGCTTGTAGCACATAAGGTTAATGTCGTAATAAATTGCAAGCCCTTGTGTGTTACAAGCTATTTACTATGCTTGGTAAGTCAGTTAAGTCTGAATTAATATTGAAAAATATTAATACATAGTAGGTAGCTTGTAGCACATAAGGTTTGAGAGGTAAAAATTGTGAGGATAATATTTCCAGTTAATCATAGACTGGCTCCTTATGCCGATATCAATTTCCCTTGTGTGTTACAAGCTATTTATAAAAATAGTTAGAAAAGAAAGGAAAAAATGAAATCTGAACTTAAATTCGATTTAGATGAAAATCTAGAAATGCTTAATAGAGAAGATTTAATAGGAGTTATTAAATGGACACTAAACGACTTAGATAGTTGGAGCAATGCACAAAAAGCAACTGAACAAGTTGCAGGATTTGCATCAATGCTATACGAAGCTATAGAATATCAAATAAGTAAAGCTGTAGCTAGACATAATAGAAGCGAGGAACAATAATGGAAGAAGTTTTATCAGAACATATTGTTAGTTATTTACATTGTAAATTATGTGTTGAAGAACTACCAAAGGAAACTTCGCCTCGTGATTATATAAATATAGAAATAGCTATAAATTTAGACAATCAAATGTTATTAGGTTGTGTAAGACACGGCGAACATGTAGGAGCTTTTACACTCAAAGAAGATTATACTCCTGAACTCATAGGACAAGGTTGTGATTGTCATGAATGACGGAGTATCTTATACATCTGATGGTTCAATTATACATAATTCATGGCTAGAAAAAGAAGAAGAAGAATAATGAAAACATTTAATATCTATGAGATTAGTAAAGAAGATATTTGTTGCACAATAGGTGTAGATTATCCACCATACACATTACCAATAGAATGCGATTGTGAGAAATAATGGAAACTATTTATTACTATACAAATGAAGACTGGGCTAATTTAGAACTATTTGAAAAGCGTAGAGGAAAGTTAGAGGAAGAATAATGACATTTTATAAAGAGTTTCAACTTAAATGTAATTGTGAAAAGAAAAAAGATTTAAGATGGGATAGTATAAATTCTTTTTACTTTTGTGATGAATGTAATAAATCATTTAATGAAGATGATTTTAACAACCATCTATAGCTGTTATAATAGTGCTATCTATAAGTAAGAACTAGTTAACTGCCCTGTGAACTAGTCACTGAAAATAGGTAGCACGCAGCATATAGGTTCTTGTATATTGATGAAAAAAATACAAGTGGGTTAATGGAACTTCCCTTATAAAATTTATATGTTGCGTGCTATTTATTTAATTAATAGTATGGGGGTGTCCAGGTATGCATAGATTTGTTAATCCCTTTTCAAATCTATATACGGGGGTTCGATTCCCCCCACCTCCACAATTTCTTATAGAAAGGAGAAATATGAATAAGGAAGATGAAGGAAACGAACTACATGAATTGATTCATGTTAGTCCGAGGAACTTAAGAACATACTACGTTACACTTGTATGGTTTACTGAAGATACAATGAATAATCTATTTAAAGGTCAAGTAGTAGATTTTCCAGATGATACTGAATTAGTATCTACAAAATACGAAGTAGAGGCTATGACTATTATGGACGCAATAAGCCAAGCTAAATTAATAGATTCAGCTAGAAAGATGGAATTATTAACTGGTTTTCATCAGGTAATTAATATGGCATCAAAAGAAGATAAACTAGATAGATACGATTATGAAACAGTTGAGAGTTTCAGGGAGTATCTAATAGACCAAGGTGCATTTACAGACTTCTTCTTTAATGACCCAACTTCAATCTCTGCATATCTAAAAGATAATGAAGTTACTGTTAGAGATAAAGTTATTAATAACGTTATGGAAGACGCAGATAGTATAGGAGATAATGTAGAAAATTGGTTAAACAATCATGACAATAAAGAAGACAAAGATAGTTAGAGCTATACCACCATTAGCTGGTGTTAATAGAAGTGGTAAACAACCAACAATATTAACTGATAATAAAGTAAAAACTTTATTATCTACACCAACAGAATGGTACATAATAGCTACAACAGACAATTGGATATCAGGTGTCAAATCCAATATAGAAAATATGACACAAACAAACATTCGACATCTAGCTGATAAAGGTAGATTCGAAATTAAACAAAGAAAGAACGATGATGGAGAGATAGATATCTATTGTCGTTATATACCCAACGAAAGGAGCATTTAATGGATTGTTGGAAATTAGTAGCTGCAGCTATTGGAAATGCAGATAGGATATTGCTATATGGTCCTCCAGGAACTGGAAAAACATATGCAGCAGCCACAAATAATATAGGATATAACATGGACGGAGACCCTAATGTATATCAAATAACCATGACTGAAGATACAGCTTCAGCTAACTTGGAAGGTTTCTATAAACCAAGTTCAGATGGTGGTTTTGAATGGCATGATGGTATTGCTATTCAGGCATGGCGTAATGGTGGAAGGTTAGTTATTAACGAGATTGACCACGCATCTCCAGACGCAATGACATTCTTACATGCTATATTAGATGACAAAGACATTGCACAATTAACATTGAACAATGACAATAAAGAAACTGTAAAACCAGCAGAAGGATTTACTGTTATAGCTACTACAAACTCTCTACCTGAGAGCTTACCAATGGCACTTAAAGATAGGTTCCCTGTTAAGATTAATGTAGATACTGTACATCCAAAAGCCTTAGAAATATTTCCAGATAGTTGGAAAAAGATAGTTGAAGATACTTCCTTATCACAAGATACAGAGGAAAGATTATCTGTAAGAGCTTGGAGAGAATTCTTTGAACTAATAGCTAAAGGTGTAGATAAAGAGGAAGCTGGCTTATTAATATTTGGAGAAAGGTCCGATGATTTATTAGACGCAATAATGTTATCTGATGATATAGATGAATCAGATTTAATTACTGAAGAAGATGAATAAAAGATATCCATTTCCAGAAATAGTATCAGGAGAAGGTGGTTGGAAAGTATTTGAAGATACTGACCGACCACGAACTTCTAACTTATCAAAAGAAATGTATATTCCTGTTGGAAATAAATGTATGTTATGTGGCTGTTATCATGATAAACAAATAAGAAGACATGAACTTGGACACGTTAAATGGAGTCCAAAAACTATGGGTAAATTAGGAGAAGATGAATCAGAAGTAGCTGTCGAAGTTGTTGAAGAGGCAAGGATAGGTTTCTTACTTGCTCAAAAAGGTATGGGTATAGAAGACTGGGTTATGTGTCCAGATAAAGCTAATGCCTTAGCTTTACAAATAATCTATACAGCTAGTCAATTTGAAATAATATGTTATTTATTAGCTTCAACATGGAAAGTAGAGCAATTCTCACAAACATGGTACAAAAGAGATGAACCTGATAATCCTGAGTATTTGCAATTCCTAGATTTGTACGATGAATTAAAACCAATTTTAACAAGGTTAAGAATAGACCAAATAGATTGGTGTATATCTAAATACAAAAAATTCTATAATAGGCTAGTTAGAAAAGGTAAGAGTAGTACTGCATCTTATAATTACAAACCTAGTTATAGAAAAACTAGAATTGTAGCTAAAGAATTAAATTTTCTTAGAGATGATTTTAGTGAACGTCCTAAACCTGAAGAGGTACTTGAAGAAGAAAGACAAAAGAAACTAGCTCAACAAGCTAAGAGTAACTCTTTTGCTAATATATCTAAAAGTAAATCTAGATGTTCAGATAAAAGTTGTGAAGACCCAGAGTGTGATGGAGATGATTATAATTCACATAAACAAGATACATTAGAAGCTTCATTACAAAGAACTAAACAAGAACTCGCTGATAGAATAGAGCGAGCAGGTTCTAGGGGAAAAATAAACTATTCAAACGCAGATGGTTATAAAGGTAGGTGGGGCAATATGGATATTATTGAAGGACCACGAGAGGTTAATTTACAAGGACAAATTAAACAAGGTAGAAAATATAGACCTCAAGATTATGGAACTAATCCTAAGTATATGAATAGGTGGTGTGTAGATAAGAAGGTATTTAAACAGAACCAAAGAGTATATGGTGGAACAATATTAATTGACGCATCAGGTTCAATGAATTTTTCTGGAGAAGATATTCTTGAAATTATGCAACAATTACCAGCTGTAACTATAGCTATGTATAACCATAAAGGTTTTCGTAGAAATTCTGGTACTTTAAGAATAATAGGTAAGAATGGTAAAAGAGTTACACAAGAATATCTAGAAGAACATTCTGGTGGTGGAAACTTAGTAGATGGACCAGCACTTCGATGGTTAGCTAATATGCCTCCTAAAAGAATATGGGTATCAGATATGTATGTATTTGGATTAGGAAATAATAATGAAATTAACTTATTACAAGAATGTCAACAGATTATGAAGCAAAATGGAATAACTAGATTAGCTGATATAGATGAAGTTAAAAGGTTTGCATTAGAATTAAATCGACTACAATAGGAGTAAGGAAGAGCGTCGTAAGTACTGGCAACAGTATGGGTGGTTCTCCTTTCTCACCTTAAGCGACGTTCTTTCTTCTAATCTATATTCTTTCTAAAACGTTTACACTCATTTATATTCTGCTAATATCTTTTATATGGATATAGATGATATGCTAAAAGAAGCAGAGCATGGAAAGAAAGGAAACTATGTGGAGATGCAAATAACTCCAGAAGCACAACCTTTCTGGATTGCTCTTAAAGACAGGGTAATTAAAGACAAAGTAAGTATGAAACCATTTGTTGTATGCAGATTGTTAGAAGAAAACTTTGGTATAAAGGTATCAGAAAGTGCTATGAGACGTTACTTAAATAGGTTAGATGATGAGTAAAAACATAGACGATATCTTGGCAGAGGCAGAAAGTAAACAAATACAAGACCTTAAAGCTGACAATATAAAGCTACTTAAGCAACTTGACAAAGCAAAGAATCGTAAAGAAGATATGATTGACGCTGTTTATGAAGCTGTATCTGTTAACTTAAAGCTTTGGGATAAGCCTAAAATCCCTAAACCAAACAGGGTAAAGAAGACAAAGAACGAAGAAATAGCTATAGCTGTACTATCTGATATACAATTAGCAAAGGTAACACCAGATTATAACTCAGAAGTAGCAGAGAAACGTGTAATAGCATACGCTAATAAGATAGTAGAGCTGACCAATATACAGCGACAAGCTCATCCTATCTCTAAAATAGCTGTATTCGGGGCTGGGGACATAATAGAGGGCGAACTTATATTCCCTGGTCAATCACACTTAATCGATAGTTCTTTGTATAAGCAAGTAACATTAGATGGTCCAAGAATAATGACACAATTCTTTGACATATTACTTGCTAACTTTAATGAAGTAGATGTTCATTGGGTAATTGGTAACCACGGACACTTAGGTGGACGTAGTAGAAAAGACTATCACCCAGATTCTAATGCTGACAGAATGTTAGGAAGCATTATGTCATTGATATATGACAAGGAAGAAAGAATAAAATGGACAATACCAGACAGTACTGGCGATAATCATTGGTTTGATATAGCTAATTTAGGTAAGAAATGTAGGTTTCTTATATGGCACGGAGACAATGTAAGAGGATTTCAAGGATTTCCTTGGTATGGATTCGGTAAAAAGCTACAAGGTTGGAAGACATTAGCAGCTAATAAGCTAATGCCTGACTTTGACTACGCAGTTTGTGGTCATTTTCATACTCCAACTACTATGTATATCAATGATATAAGGCTTTGGGCTAATGGAAGTACTGAAAGTTATAATACATATGCATTAGAACAGCTAGCTAGTATGGGAAGACCATGCCAATGGTTGTTATTTTGTAAGCCAGGTACTGGTGTAACAGCAGAATATCTGGTAAAATTAGATGATGTATAGAACAATTGGATAGGATATGTCAATTAACTATGACAAGAATCTTATTGCAATAGAATACTATGGAGATAAAGTTTATCTAGTGTACGAATATAAAGGCGAAACCTTTAAGAAAGTACTAGTTAGAGGAACTCATCGCATAGAGACATTGTCAAGAAGATAACGGACAGATTTTTTCCCCCTTCGGGATTGGATAATCTGTCCTACTAATAGATTAGAATATGAAGAGGAGATATTATGAATGAAAAATTCAAGAAATTGCTAGCTCCATTTCCAAAGGAGTTAGTTCGAAAAGCTCCAGCTGGAAAGTTTGGAGACTATGTACCTCACGCACATTATGTAGAAAGACTACGTGATAGTGGGGTTGTATATAGCTGGGAATGTGAACCTATTGTTGGTAGACATGAAGGCGAATCAAGAATAGTTGGTGCCAAAGGTACTATAACCATAGAAGGTATGGGAACATACCAAGGATTTGGAGATATAGATACCTTTAAGTTAAACAATAAAAAGTTTAATGATGGTACTAATCTAAAAGACGCTGAATCAGACGCATTCAAAAGAGCATGCATGAGATTCGGATTAGGAGTAGAACTCTGGTCTGGTAGTAAACAATCAGAAGAAGAGGCTACAGTTGCTGCAGCATTAGATGGTAACGGTAAAACAATCGATGATTATTCAGACGATGAAGCACCATTCTAATGAGTAATAAAGAAACATTAACTAATCTTGTTCTTAAGATGGTGGAAGGCTTATCTAAAGAACATATAGATAAAGTAATTGGAACAGCTAATAAGTACGCAACATTCAAAAACTATCCAACGGATAAAGATAGTTGGAATGATAAACAAGTAGATTCTTTCTTAAATTGTATAGAAAGAACTTTAGAAATAGGAGTAGAACATGAACAACAAGACTTATTCACAAAGGTCTCTGCTATAATGGGAGAAGTAAATGATATTACTCCTGGCGTAGAAAATGCTGGCAGTATTGTAGATAAGGTGGTAGAGAAAGTGGAACAACAGAATAAGTATCGTGAGGATTTAACATGTCCTTGGTGTAAATCAAAGGTATACGACAATCGGAACAATAAAAAGTCCGAAAGAAGTCCTGACTTTGTATGTTCAACTAATGACCCTGCTGTTTGTGGCGGACATACTGGAAAGTGGCGTAAATCGTGGTGGCTTAATTCTTCTGATATTCCAGAAGAGTGGGGGATTTGATAGATAGACGCTGTAAACAGTGTAAAAGTCCATTAAGTAAATGGACATCAACAGACAAAAAGAAAGGTATTGCATGTTTGAACATGGGTTGTCCAAAATATGCAATCATTATTAAAAGAAAGAGAGTAACAAAAAATGATAGTTAATACATTTAGAGGAAAGAAAATTCCTAGTCATGTTAAAAACAAGACACAACTAATTAAATATGTACTAATTACTGAAAGAGAAGAAGAACCTATTAGTAATGGAGAGTTTGTATTTGATTTATTATGTACGAGATTTGGTGGAGTACTTCACGACTTAAGAGCAGAAGGTTGGGATATATGTACATTACCTGCAAAACAAAAAGGTCATTTCTTGTACTACTTAATTAGTAAACCTGATGATAATAAGATGACTAAAAGACGTGGTAATAATAGACACAACAAAAGAGAAAAGTTAGCTAAGAACTAATGTTTGGGATACTAGTTAGCTGTGTTTTAATAGTGCCGCCTACTACTAATGACATAGCTAACTATATCCAGTGTTTAGATACACGATATAAAGTAGAGCAAGTAAAAGAATGGGAGCCTTTAGTTAGTAAATATTTTAAGGAAGAAGATACAATCAAAGCCTTGAAAATAATTTATTGCGAAAGCCGAGGTAAGTCATGGGCTGTTGGTAAGAATAGAAACGGTACACGTGATGTCGGTCTTTGGCAATTTAATGACGATACATGGTTATGGTTAACTCCGAAACTAAAAATAAAAACTAATAGATATAATCCTGAAGAATCGACTGCAGTAGCTGCGTGGCTAGTCTATAATGATGGTTGGTACCATTGGAATAGCAGCAAGCACTGCTGGAAAGGACATCATGAAAGATAAAGAGAAAGAAAATACACCAGAAAATATATTTAACCAGCCTATGTTATTAAGAAACTGGGCAGTAAATCTTATAGGTGTATTAGGTAATCCTGCATTACAACAAGTACCTAATGTAGAGAAAGTTGATGAGTTAATAACTCAATTTGTACATGATTACAACACACAATGGGAAGAAGTGCATCAAAAAAGTGAAGAGGAGTAATAATGCAATCAACAATACATACAAGTGGTGTTAATACACGATTTGTACCTAGAAGTGTAAGAAATGCGACTGTAGCAACTTACGATACAACTAATGAAGATAGAAGAAAAGAGATGGAGCAATCTTTATTATACGATAATACAGACAAACTTAGTGAATTTGGGGGCAAGCGTTTTCTAGGCTTGACACCAAAGGGTAAAGAAGTCTTTGCCAAATATGTTGTAAATAGAGATGACTTAAGTATGACAGTACTATTTACACATTCACCATCTATCCTTCTCAAGGAAGGGTCATTGTTAGCTAATGACCACTATAGTTGGGGACTACATGAACAAATGAATAAGACTGGCTTGTTTATGGTACGTAAATTAAAGAAGTCAAGACCACAAGAAGTGACAATACAAACTTTAAGATGGATAAAAAGACTTCAATTGTTAACTGAAGTAAAATACTTCAAAGCATTCAACAAAAATAAAGTTACATACAACTTTGTAAGAAGTGTAGGAAGTATGATACATCATGGATTTGGAGAAGGAAATACTAAACCAGACTTGTCAAGTATAGCTGAAGTATGGAAATGGCCTAAGAATGGACCATACTTTAATCCTGAAGAAGCTTGGTCATATCCTGATGAGTTATAAACCATTACCAACTTATCTTAAAATAAAATCATCAAAAATAAATGGACAAGGACTCTTTACTGAAAAAGACATAAAAAAATCTAAAGTATTGGGTATTACTCATGTCAAAAATAAAAGTAAAGCCTTTGAGAATGGTGTAATTAGAACACCATTAGGTGGTTTTATTAATCATAGCGATAAACCTAATTGCAAACTATACGAAACAGATATGGGTTTCTATTTATCTACAACAAAAGATATTAAAACTGGAGACGAACTTACAGTTACCTATGAATGGTATTCTGTTTAGTATCTACGTTTCTTTTTTACTTTATATGCTTTCTTCTTACCTTTTTTAGTAATTGGCATTAGTAATCAACTCCATATTTTCCTGTTTTATTAACACTTAAGTCTAAGTAACCACCACCAGTAAATCCATGTTTCTTTTTAGATTTTGAATACCATTCTGTTCCAGTATTATAAACGTATCCTATAGGGTTTTCAATTTTTCTAATAGTTTTAGCTAACTGTCTATTAAAAAAATCAGTAGGTTTAGTAGGTTTTTTATACCCTCCAACTATTGGTCCGAGTTTTTTTCTTTCCTTAGTTCCTCTAACTACTGGCGACCCCTGTTCAAAAGAACCAGCTGTATCCCACATTTTTTTTGCTTCACTTCTTAATTGGTCACGAACAATCCAAGGATTTGATTGATGTGTAGATACCCAATCATACATTTTTCTTCCCTTTAAATCATATTGTAAAGATTGTTCATGCTTCTTAGTAGCTAGAATCTCATGTTGATAAGTTCTACGTACCATTTCATTACGACCTAATCCTTGAGTAGTAGCATCAAATGGGTTCCTTTGGTTTTTCCATCTTTCTCGTGGAGGGCTAGGTGGTATAGGTTTTTTTCTCCTAGGCATTAGTAATCAACGCCATATTTACCAGCACTACCTGGTTGAAACTTTGCTTCCTCTTTTAGTTTAAGAACAGCTCCTGGATTTTCTTCATGCCATTGTTGAGCCCATTTTATAGCATCATATGCAGCCCATGCAGTACCTACTCCAGACAATCCAGTACCAACTTTACCTACTGCTTTTAATACAGGTTTAGCTTTTCTAACCATTTTAGCTACCTCAGGTGTACCTCTACTTGTAATAGCTTGTCCTAACCTACTACCTTGAGGTACATGTTGTGTACCTATCCATTTTTTTCTCCATTTAGTGTCTGGATACGGCAGTTCATTTGTAGCTACAAATGCCCAATCTTTATGCACAGATACTACAGGTCTTTTAAGCGAACCTAAATGACCACCTATTGGTCTACCAGGTTTTAATTCAGGATATTTTTTACCCCCACCAATCACAACATTAGTAAATTTATATTTAGATTTTATTCTTGGTTTTGCTGGTATTTTATAACCACCCATTATATCCTCATAAGCATCAAGTCTTTTCCAGTAATCATCAATTTGCTTAATAGTTGCAGAACCTTGTTCCTTAAATATTAAAGACTTACCACCAACAAGTTTATGCCCAAGAGTCCCCTGTTTAAAGTTAAAAGTAGTTGCCCTTAATCCTTTAGGATTACCTGCTTCTTTAATCATATCAACACTTCTAACCCATGTTTTTCCAAAAGTTTTAGAACCAGTCTTAAATGCATAAGAACCTCCATGCGGCATTCTAGAATACGGTTTTGGACGTTTTGTAATTTTATCAACTACATCAAAATAACTAGAAGTACGTGACGCAGCTGTACCACTAGCTATTAAACCAGCTTGTTTTTTCTTATTCTTTTTCTTCTTAGGTGGGTCAGCTTTAGCCATTAAATATCAACACCCCATTTACCAGGGCTACCTGCTTTTAAGTTCTTTCTATGTAATGCTTCTTTATGTCCTGCTAGAGCTCCAGGATTATCTCTATTGTAATCCCATGCCCATTTAGCAGCAAGACCAATGTCTACTGCTGCACCTATTCCAGTTGCATAACCAATAGCTCTACCTACTCCTCTTTTAATACCAGCCTCAACTACTTCTTTTCCAACTTTTTCTGAAGCTTCACTCACTAGTTTATGCCGAGCTTTGTCTCTTAATTCTTCGTCAAGGATAATCCTACCACGTCTACCCTGACGGAATCCTTCAAGTGGGGAGTCCCAATTACGACCAGTCACTCCTCCTTGTCGAAGCAAATCAGTTAACTCTCTTGAAGCTTTTTTTAATCCTTTACGAGCTTTTTCAAAACCTATACCTTGCATACCTCCACCTGGTTGTGTTGTTAAATCATATTGTCTAACCATATAGTTATAGTCTCTACCTACAATATTTAATTTCGTAGCAAAATTACTTGCAATATCTCCTACTGCACTATGGTATCCTGGAAAATGCCTTGCTGCACCAACAACTCCTCTTGTAATATCATCACCTATATTTTGTAAACCTTTAGCAACTGCTGAGCCTGCACCTGCACCTGTATATGCACCTAATACACCTGAAGTATCTCTAGCAGAAACACCTGACGGTCTTCTACCTCCTGAAGTAACATGCTTATGCATATTTGCAACAGAAGTTTGCCTCATATCTTCAGCAGCTTGTATGTCTTTTCTTTCATCAATAGGAGTTACGCCACCTTCAGGTTTGTATCTTCCACCATATTGATATTTTTTACTGGCCATTATTCCTACTTACTAATTTGTTTCTTAGCGTATGCTTTTACTACTGCAAGAGCGGCTGCTCCACCAGAAAGTAATGCAAGCTGAACGACTTCTGCATCAACACCGACTAATGGTGCGATAGTCAAGGAAGCAATAAATGCCTCCAAGAAAGTCCATATGACACGTTCTAACATGTCTTTAAGTTCATCACTCATTTTATAACTCCATGCTTCATTCCAAGGGGTCCACACCACATCCTTCTTGAATGTCCCATCAGAGTTTCTTGTTCTTTTAAACTTCTCTAACATAGTATACTACTTTTTAAGTCCACTTCCACCACCAGAAACAATTCTTGATAAACCAGCCATACCTGCAATGGCACCTTTAATATTAATTTCAAAGTCTTTTGGTTTAGGAAGTTCTATATTTGCTGCTTTATAATTTTCTCCACCATAATGAGTACCTGCTTTTTTTCTTTCTGCATATGTTTGAAATATAGGTGACCCAGTTTCTGTTTTAAGTTCTCCTACTTTGACACCTTCAAAAGTGTTTTCAAATTTAGCTCTTGCTATAGCTTCTCTTTCAATATCTTTAAATCTAGCAAAAGTAGTCTGCCATTTAACATCACTCATATCAGGACGTTTTAAACCACTTTCATCTACAATAAATTTATAACCTCTTTTTTCAGCATGTGACATATCTTCTAAAAGTTTTATATGTTCATCAGCTCCTGGTCCTAATAAACTTTTTGCTTGTTTAGTATAATCATCTAAATTATAAGGAATCTTTTCTATTTCTGTATCACCACTAATTTGAGTTACTACTTCAGGACGAAATACTCTTCCCAATAATTGAGCATCTTTAGCACCTGCTCCATATATATAACCTTTACCTAATTCTTTAGGTTCTCCATATTGAATATCTGCTTGTCCTCCAGTCCTTCCTAAATTAGTATGTACTCTCTCTGCACTAGTTCTTTCTTCAATAGATAACCTAGTCCCATGCATGTGACCTATAGCTCTATATATATTCAAATCTCTTCCTGGATTAGCACCTTTTGGAAAATCTTTTGAACCTTGTTCATATACAGAATAATCATATTTATAATCTTGTATAATTTCAGCCATTGCTTTCCCTTCTTTCTTTTTGATTGTAATATAATCAGCAACACCGCTTAATTTATTTAAATCTTCAGAGTTGTAATCTTTTATAATTCCTTGTCGTAAAGCAAAACTTCTTATTTCTCTTTCAGTAGTCAAATCAATAACGACATTTTTATCTGTTGGAGATATTCCACTTAGTTTATTTATTTCTTCAATAGTTGAATGTTTAACTTCTTTTAATATTTTTAATTCTTTTTGTATTGCTTTTGCAGTACCAGCATCAACTCTTGTACCTTTACTTGAACCCTTAAAATCACTTGTACCTTCAGGAATCTTTTTGCCTTTATAAGTTTCTCTTATACCAGATTTGTATTCCTCCATACCTACACCTCCAGCTTCATAAAAACCTTCTCTAAAAGATTTCCCTCCACCTACAATTGACTCACGAAGTTCTATAGCTTCATCAAGTTGGGATAAATTAATTTCTTTATAAGTGGTATCGCCAGGACTTACTAAGTTATGTACTTTCTTAAGGTCACTCTTACTAACTTTTACATATTTTGAATATTCTGGACTCGCAGGTCTGTCATCTCCAGTAAATTGTTTACTAGGCATACCCTCTCTATCATAATCTGGAAGCACATCACCACCTTCAGCAACTTTTTCTTCCAGAGCTCTTAGTTTTTCCTCTTTAGATTGAGTATATTTATGTTCATCTGATTCTGGTGAAAAGTCTTCGTCATCAAACCCAAACTTTCTACTTTTTGTAAATTGTACATATTTTGGCATATTAAAAAAATCTCCTACCAGATAGTTTACCATCTATTGCAATAATTTTTCCACTAATATCGCTTAACTTTTCTAATATGTCATTAGTATTTATACTGCTATTGTCACTAGTATTAATATCTCCATCGTAATCTATATATGTCACTTCTACATGTCCATTCTCTATGGCAGCAGCTACATAAGGATAAACAGCTTTATATGCATTAACAGATGAGCCTACAAAACCATCCTTTTGTACAAGATTACTTGTTTGAGAGTCTCCTAGCAGCAAACAACCTGCCGTCGATTCATCGGTATTGCCTGTATGCCATAGTATATACTCAAATCCTGGTACATCCATAACCCATATCATACCTTTGTGCATATTTCCATATTTAGCTGTATATTTATTATGAAATCCACCAGAAGTTCTTAACGACAATGTATAAGTTCCTGGGGGTATTCTAGTTTCTCCATATACTTTTACATCTCTCTGTTCATCTTCAAGTGTATAACAAAGAAATTTACGCTGTCCATTAGTAACATCAAATAGTATTCCTGATGTTGAATCATGTTGGCTACTTATTCTTAATACTTCTAATTCCATTATTCCTCCAATATATATTTTATTATCTTACCAAATATTAATCCTACCACACCGAATAGAGCTATAGCTAAAATTTCCACTACTATTCACCTACAATACAAGTCGGACACAAAAAACTTTTATCGTAGTCTTGCCAATATGGTGTAAGACATCTCTCGCAGTAAGCAGTTAGGATATATTCTGACATTATCTCTTACCCCCATCGTAAGATACTGCATGTCCTACTTCTATCATCTCTTGATTAATATTTGTTTCATCTATATAAAGTTCTCCAAGTACTCTACCATACTTACCTTTTCCTTGAGAATGTAACTCAACTGATTCATCATCTAATCTATCAATAAGCCACTGTTTCGCAGCCAACCCTCGTTCTTTCTCCTCTTTATCTCTGGTTCGAGACTCAGGAGCGTTGATGCCCACAAGTCGTACACGACATTTATGCCACACATCAAAACCCAAATCAATTCTAACATCTACTGTATCTCCATCTACTACTCTAAGTATCTCAACTCCATAATAATATTTCATTTATTCTCCTGGTTCTATCATTATACATTCTCCAGGACATTCTTCTGCTGATTCAATAACATCTGGGAGTAATCCTTCAGGAATTGTGGCAATACCTTTAGCACCTTCTTTATTACCCTCTGATTCTGCATAAATATGGTCACCGTCTTTAACATAAAAAAGTCCATCATCCAACCCAACAAATACATCAGGAGCTATCTCTTCACAGATACCATCTCCTGTACAGATGTGCTGGTCTATCCATACCTTCATCTACTAGTAGATTGTTCTTTTGGTTTCTTTTCTTTTCTAAGTCCTATAGTAATAAGCCATAAAGTAATAGAACCTAATATAGCTACACCCACTATGTCTTTAGCAGTACCAGTTAAAGTTAGCCAAGCGATGAAGAAGCCCAAAAGTGTAAATGTCTGTGCGATTGTTTCTTTTATTGCTTCTATGAACCACTTAGCAAATGCTTTAACTGCTCTGGGTATATTCACAACTATGTGATATGGCAGAGCAAATATATTAAATACTATGTCTATTATTTTCTTTATCATCTTATTCTTCTAATAGGTATTATAGAGCTTGTTGCTATAATTTGCGAGACTATGATAACAGGTACTACAACCTCTTGAGCTTT